CTCCGGTCGCACCAATTTGCTCTTTTAGTATAAAGGTATTATAATACATTGGTAATGTATAGACACTGGATCGTTACCAGTAAGGAGCACCATATAAAAACACATTGTCCTAGGCTGTGACCTAGTCCATCAGAAGTCCTTAGAGACAGAAGCAATGTGTTTCTATATGGTAAAGAAGAAGCCGACATGGAAAGGTAGTGCAAAGGTATACAGTTGGTCTGGTTCGAAACAGAGTAAACTGATTGTATAGTGAGCGTAGCACAACCCGCATCGCACGGGTAGTTAGTGGGTTCGATTCCCATCTTTAATATCATATAAGAACACATTGAAGTAGCGACTATTGCTGGAGGCGGTAGCACGTAATTAGTGTGTTCCTATATGGTAATATAGCATAGTGGCTAATGCAGTTGCTTCATACGCAACCTATCGTTGGTTCGAGTCCAACTATTACCACCAATCTAATTTTTGATGATTTCTGAAAAAATGTCAATGGCATCATCAAAGTCGCGGTCTTTAATTGACAGCGTTAATATAATTCGGTCTGACTCAATGTTTTCAACGCTATGATATTGTGTAGTATCAAGTATATACCAGGCATCAGAGTTAAGGGTGTATTCTTCTATCTTGTTTAATTCTGCATAGGTTAATACATTTGCACGATCATTTGGTCGCATATGCATGGGATAACTTTTATCATATATAACAGTTTTAACATCATTGCCGCCTAACTTAATATAATTATTAATGGCAATCGTGCGACCATTATCAACATGAGGTGGATAACATGCAACACTGGTACGGTCAACGTTCCTAATAACACCTACCATTGCCATAAATTCAACATTGATAAATGATGAAAATTCTTTTTTAGCAAGTTGCATAACTTCATAATCTATAAAGAATTCGCCTGCAGCACAATTTAAATCTGATCCTTGTATTGCTTGGTGCCAGAGTTTTCCGTTATGATTAATTGGTCTGTTATCCGCAGCAGAAATTACTAACTTAACTAAATCGCTGCTAGGTTTGGGCAAGTTTAAAACATGAATCATTGGGTATTTATCGCAGCAATATTTCATATTGATGTTTTCTTAATAAATATCAATATGAAATATAATATTACGAGTATATAATATTATATTCAGAGTATATATGGCTAAAAAGAGTTCATCAAATAAAAATATCAAATCAAATTCGTTCGTAGAAAATGGTGGAGCAGCACCTACCAGTGTTACAAACAGCTCCTTCCATATTTTTCATTATACCAAGACGAATCTCTAAATTTGGACATTTTTGTTTTAACAAATCATTTATTTCACTTAATGTTTCACTTGTATTTGATAGATTAAATAACGAACCTCCTAAATACCTTTTATATTTTCTTTTTCTACTTTTGTTTTGAGACTGGTTAGACCTTTTAGTTTTTTTCATTATATTATATAATAATATAATAATACAATTATACAATTATACGAATATACAAATAGATCATTATACGAATATATAATTTTGTTTCCTATTACCATTTTGTTTTTTTTACACTTATTTTTTGTCCACTACCTCTTTTTTTATTTGCATTTGGATCATATTTTTCTTCTTCGTCATCTGAATCATAGTTTTTGGCAAGTTCCCAAAATTCTTTTGAACCTAATTTGAAATCATTATGATTATCGGCTTTGTACCAAAAAACCTGGTCTTGCAGTTTATTGGATTTCACATTGTTGTTTATAACTAAACACTCATAATTTTCTGTACATTGGTCCATTATTTGACAAAATGATTCAAAAGTTGGAAACATACCAGCATAATTTTCATATATTCTTTTTCTGTTTGCAATATAATTTTCTCTCAAAATAAAAACATAATCTATATTTGTCCTTAACGTGGGAGGAATACCTAATGGATATTGCATTGTAATAATTAACATAACTTTCCAATGTCTTCCGTTCATAAAAAGCAAGCGCATCATTTTATCTCTGGACCAAGAGTTGTCATATAAACAATCATCTAAAATAACAAATGCTCTAGGGTCAATAGTGCTTTTCTTATATGCTTCCATTTCTTTTTTAATTTGTTTCAACACATTTCTTTGCCTTTTTAATATATTTTCAATAATTGCTGTATTATATTCATGGTGAATAAATAACCGTGGCACCATTTTTGAGTAAAACCCGTTTCCTTCTTCTGTTCCTGAAATTACAGAACCTATCGGTATATCTTGTTGATAATATAACAAATCACGCACTAGAAAACTTTTACCAGTATCACGCTTACCTATTAAAACAACTACTGGCCCTTTTGATTCGTTTGATTTAAAACTTATATTTTTCATATCAAACCTTTTTAATTCTAAAGTCATACTATTATAATTTAAAAATAAAATATATATATATTCAACGCATAAAATGGAATATAACTCAAATAATGAAAATAATGAAAATAGTGAAAATAGTGAAAATAATTACACATTATTTTTTGATGGATGTAGTAAAAATAATCCAGGGTTATCGGGTGCAGGCGCTGTGATATACCAAAATAATATTGAAATATATACAAAATCTTTTTTTGTTGGTAAAAATGCAACAAATAATGTTGCAGAATATACTGGTCTTATAATTGGTTTGCAAGAAGCTGTAAAGCAAAACATAAAAAACTTAACTGTAAAAGGTGATAGTTTACTAGTTATAAAACAAATGAATGGTCATTATAAGGTAAATTCTAGTAATATTATACCATTATATAATACTGCAAAAAGTTTTGAAAAGCACTTTGATAAAGTCTCATATTTGCATGTTTATAGAAACGAAAATAAAAGAGCAGATTATTTATCAAACAAAGCCCTACAAAATTATGTATAGTAATAAGTTTAAAACACTCAATATTTTTATAATAAATCACTAATAATGATTAATATTAATTATCAAAAAAGAAAGAATACTGAATTATTTAAATCTTTAGAAAACACTGAATTACTGAATTTATCATTTGCACAAAATTATATTCCTATTTATAAGCGTTTCTTTGTTTTAAATCAGACAAACTATAACAATATAAATTTGAATAATGAATGGTTTATTACGCAAGTAAAAAGCACTGAAACAAATAATTCTAAATTATATAACTGTAAATTGAAAAATATTAATACAGAACAAATACAAAACAAAACTGTGTTTTTTAAATTAGCGCCGTTGATTGATATTTATAAATATCTTGTAGGTAAATATGATGTAACTGATGAAAGTTTATTTAATCTGCCTGTATTAAATTCAAATGAAAATAATTGTAATGCAAAAATGCTTGATGTAAATAATTCTGCTTATGTTGATAGCTTTTTTGTTTTTTTAACTTCTATTTTATTAAATAAATATAATTTTATTCATGGATTAGATTTTTATGGGTCATTTCTTGCTATTAAAAATAATTTTATAGTAAATGTATTTGACGATTTAGAATACTTAAATGAATCTGATTTTTTTAATAAAAATAAAAATGTTTTATTTGATATTGATAACTATGACCATTTATTTGATACTAAAGGTAAATTAACGCCAATTAAAATAGAAAATGTGAATCATACTACTACTTGTATTTCATTACATTCTATCAATGATGATATATTTGATAATGTATTTGATAATAATAATGCTACTATAATGGATAATAATGATTTAGTTGAGATGTCTTTAGATATGATTGAATTAACTCCTAATATTACAGATACTATTAGGTCACAGTCAACATATTCATCTAGAACTTCATATACATCTAATTGTAGTGAGTGTGATTCTGATGAAAACAACACAGAAGTCAAAGATGATGATATGGACGATAGTTCTAATGATGATATGGTTGATAATGATGATGCCGACGATTACGAAGATGATGGCGATGACGAATATGACGACGAAGATGAAGATGAAGATGACGATGAAGATGACGATGAAGATGACGATGAAGATGACGATGAAGATGATGATGACGAAGAAGAATTAATTAATGTAAATATTAAAAAATTTCCTGTTCAAGTTATTTGTATGGAAAATTGTGAAAATACATTTGATGAATTATTACAGAATGAATTATCAACAGATGAATGGTTATCTGCATTGATGCAAATCATTATGATGCTAATTACATATCAAAAAGTATTCTCATTAACACACAATGACTTACATTTAAATAATATTATGTTTAATTCAACAACAAAAAAATACATTATTTATAAATATAATAAGGTTTTATATAAGGTTCCTACATTTGGACGGTTATTTAAAATTATCGATTTTGGAAGAAGCATTTATAAATTCAATAACCAAGTTTTTTGTAGCGATAGTTTTAAAAAGGGAAATGATGCTGCAACTCAATATAATACAGAGCCTTATTTAAATGATTCTAAACCAAGACTAGAACCAAATTTTAGTTTTGACCTATGTAGGTTAGCGTGTTCTATTTTTGATTATCTTATTAAAGATTTAGAAGAAGTTAAAGATATTTCTAAAATAGCAGACCCTGTAAAAAAACTAATTGTTGAGTGGTGTTTAGATGATAAAGGTACAAATGTTTTGTATAAAAATAATGGGGCAGAAAGATACCCTGAATTCAAGCTTTATAAAATGATTGCACGGATAGTACATAAACATACACC